TTCCGAACGAACCGGACCAGAGAAAGTTGTGTTAGCCATGTGGCTACCTCCTTACGAAAGGTTTTGCCCTAGAGTCTCTGTAAGCGTCTGCTGGGTCAGTCGCTAGGGCTATGAGTCCCAGAAAGAATGGGGGAAAGTTTCCTCTCCCCCACCCCAACCTATACTACGCGCCTGGAGAACCGTAAAGGCCCCGCCAGTCTGAAAAGCCAAAGCTGTAACGTTCACGTGATTTGTAACGAACGTTTCCGGTGTCAAAGTCACCTTCCATGTTGTTCCGCAACGCGGCACGTTCAAACATCTTCAGGCCATTTGGCGCATCAGTTTTTACAAACCATGCGTCAGTGTCAGTAAGGAAATGGTTGATGGCATAACCCTCAGGCAGCATACCCATGCTACGCATCGCGTTAATGTCATTATCCGCAGTTCCTACCCGATACGGAGTAGCCAAAAGGCGCTCTGCAACGAATTGAAGTTGCGGGGGGATCAACAATTTCCGACCCATGATAGCAGTCTTAAGACCACGCTCGTCTTTGAAGTTGGTCGAGATATTAATCATCGCATCTTCAAGACTGGTCTCATTTAGATCTGCAGCGGTGGTTGGCTCATTTGCGAGACTTCCTGCGCTAACTGTTGGATGGGCCGTATCCAAAAGAGGTTGGCCGTCACCACCAGGAAAGCTGGTAGAAAACGCATTGTTAAGGATATTGGCACCCTTAACTTGCTTTGTGTGAGCCATGCTACGTGCGAGAGCTTTCGTGTACCGCGAAGAAAGACGGTCGTAGAGATTATCTTCTACCGCCTCTTCCGTGATAGAAAACGCCAACGCAATGGTTTCATGCGTATACCGCGCCGTAAAGGTTTCCTGCGCTGTATCAAACACCACAGCAGACCCTTCAGCTTTGGTTTGTGCCGCACCAAACCCTGAGAGCATCACTTCTTCTTCGAAAGCGCGATCTGACGTCTCGATTTCAAAGATCTCACGATGTTCTTGTTCGTAGCGATCATATTCAAGGCCGAACAGGGCATGCAATCCCGGTTCTAGTTCCTTGACTAGTTGTGCACGACTAATAGCCATATCTCAGTCTCCCTATGTGCCAGTAGTCGTCTTGTAGGCATGCTCGTTAAAGAACACATACCAATTAGCATTTGCCGAATCGACATCGCTATTGTCTGGATCTTTACTCAAGCCCACAATACGCATCTGCGCGGTACCGGATCCAGCACTAGCCGCAAGTTCAGTAGTCGACTGACCAGTGATTGTACTACCACTAACACCTGCTGTATCAGCGTTTCCGCCAATATCTGTAATTGCAAGTGTACCAGCACACTGAATTTCAAAAGTCATATCTGGATCATCATAAATGAAGGCAACAATATCCGAGGCAGCAATGCTACCTGGATAAGTGTTACTCCACGTTGGTTTAGACGTTGTTGGGTCAGTATAAAAACAACCGTTAAACACGCCCACTGAATCAGTAGCAGTAGCAGTGCCGATGATAACCGAACCACTGGTAGCCATAATTACCACAGACCCTTGAAAGATTGGTCCCGTAGCACCCGAGGCAATTCGATATTCATTAGTTGCGTTGTTAAACGGCATACTCCCCAACTGACGAACGGGCCTAAGCCCAAAAGCTCCATCAACGTTTGCCATTGCTGGAAATCTCCTCGATCAGAAGGTTAAAAGATTTGATGTCCATAATTTATTCATTATTACGGCCACCAAAAGTGACGTTCGAATGCCGTTCCTTACTAATCGGCATCGATGGATGTTGTTCCCTCATCAGATCATTATCAACCGCGTCCATCTGACCTTGAGTTTCATCCTCAAAGTAAGTTTCACGACTGACCGCAAGTTCCTCTGGAACTCGTGCGAGCAACAAACCACCTACCCCAATGACTCCAGCATATTTGCCTTCCTCAACAACGGTAGTGTTCCACCCCGGATATTCGTCTGCTCGCACTAAATCATAACCATTGTTTAGGCGACCAGAAACATTTTTCCGATCATCAGCACCCACAAATTCAGAACGAATCCACCGATGTCTAAATCCTTCGGGCGGTGGGGGCGCATCTAATGCAGATGGCGGCTTGTAGAATTTAGGTTTTTCCTTCTTAACACGGGTATCTTCACTTCTGGGGGTTTTATCAACCATCAATATACCTCCTAAACTCGCTGTTCTTCAAGTTTAAGTTTTTGCGCAGCGTACTGTTTCTCGCTTATCCCGAGACGTTTAGCGATATCTCGTTCACTGCTAGTAAGACGCACACTGGTTGAGCGCCCAGATTTTTGCTTCCTGGTAGCAGGAGCAACCGACTGAGCGGGGCGGTTTTCACTGGGTTGACGAGTCCCATTAAATTTATGGGGGAACGCATCCTTCATACGGCGGTCAACTTCAGCGTAATAAGCTTCTTCAGTTCCTTTGTACCCTTCTGTTTCAGTTAGGGTACGGTGAAAACCTAAAGCCGCATAGGTCATGGCTTCATCTTCACCAAACCAAGAATTATTTTCAAACCAATCCTCAGCTTTTGGATCTTTTTGTGCAACAATAGGAGGCTCTGCTGCTTGAGGAGTAGCCGCAGGGGCATTTTCTTGTTTCTGTTGTTGTTGCGCTTGTTGCGCTTTTTGCAACTGCGCCGCCCACGAAACTCGCTCTTTTTGAGCCGCAAGTGTTGCTAATGCCTCTTGCGTTTCCACTAACGCATCAACATCACCAGAATCATAAGCTTCCTTATATCTGGCTTTGGCTTCTGTTATTTGACTGTCAATACGTGTGCTGAATTCGCTGCGATAACCTTTATCAAGGTTATTTATTCGGCTGCTAAGATCTTTATTTGTTTCCTGCAGTCCTCGGGCGTAATCTAACGCCGCAGTTTCTCGTCTTTCAGCCTCATGATATCGGTTGGTAAGTTTATCAATGCGTTTTTTAACTTTTTCGCTATAGTCCTCATGCTCCGAACTATCGCTCGCTGCCACAGGTCTATCGTCGCCAGCATCGATATTAGATCCATCCGAAGATAATACGTTTTCCTCATCAAGAATGACATCCACATCTCCCTCGTCTTCTTGTGAGTCAACTTGTGACTGGGTATTCTGTTCTGTGTCAATACTACTCATTTTCCCTCACTTTCTAAACATGAGCAATGTCATCGGGGTCGAGAATCGTGGCCAAAATTTCGTCATCATTTAAAAGTCTCAATTCAGCTCCTTCGATTTTAAACCGACCTCCCGCATACCTACCAATTACCACCCAATCTTTTTCTTTGCAATAGGGTTGTGAATATTTATCTGAATCTGCATAACAATCAGGACCAAGTTTTAAAACATAACAGACCACCGTGGCGAGGGCATTTCGGTCTCTTGTTTCATCGGTTAAGATGATACCACCTTCCGTTTTTGCTTTCCCTTTATACGGCATAACCAAAACACGGTATCCTGTGGGGGTCGGCAAACGCTCCATGGCTGTTTTATCAAGCAACTCTGGATCCAATACACGGTTTTCTTCCGAAGTATACGCTAACGCTAAACTGCCTTGAGCTTCTAAATTTTGTTTTCCTTCAGTCTTCATCATAGTCTCCTGCCTTACTCCTAAGTTCCACAATATACTGTTCAATAAAGGTTAATCCCCGCACTTCCCCCACTGCAGAACGATAATCTTCATAATTGGTAAAACTACCCGCCATCATGCCCTCTTGTAGTTCATCAAGGCGTTCACGAATAAGTCTTACAATTTTAGAAGTGGCGTATGAAATATCGTCCATAATTATCGCTTTTTTACTCGTTTTGTGGTTTTCTTTTTTGGTTGGATTTTACCACCATACTTCTTTGCCCACTTCTTGAAAACCTTTGGTTTCTTGGCGGCTAAATATCGCCGTTGTTTTTCTGACTTGAAGGGCATTAATTAGCTCGTGCTCTATCCTGTTTTAATTTTGCAACCGCAAGACGGCCCTGCATTTCAGTCTTATCTTCATCGGCGTCTAATTTAGCTGCTGCAATCTGACCTCGCATTTCAGCTATGTCTTCCTGAGAATCAATTTTCTCTCGTGCTATTTTATTGCGATCTGTATTTTCCTTCTGATCCAATTTTAACCGTTCTTCATCATCCTGTGCCTTGCGGTATAAATCAGCTTCCTTAATACGCAGCTCTTGGCGACGTAGTTCAACCAAAGGATCTTCATTTTCCCCTGTAGCCGCCATAATTTCAGTGGTGATTTGTGCTATTAATTCAGATACACGGTTTTCTGCATCTGCCATTAATTGCTGCTGCTGCTGTTGGTCTAATTGCACACCTTGCGCCTGTGCTTGCTGAATCTGGGGTTCAAGTTCTTGGGTCACTATTTGCCTCGCCTGCATACTAATATGCTGTGCCACATGACCCGTTAATGAACCCATAACTATAGGAGCAGCCATAACAATAGGCGTTTTCAGCATGGCCATATGCGCAACAATGTGCGCCTGATGATTTTGTTCCATAAACGCTTCAATTGGCTGATTGCTTAAAACGTTCCGGTTTTCCTCAGAAGCATCTATTGGTTGTGGATCTTTAGGAGGCGGCAAAATAAGATCAACATCCTTTACCCCTAAAGCCTCATACATGCGCCGATACGCTTCATACATATTGTGCATCTCAGGGGCAGCTTGCGCCAACTGTAGTTGCATCTGCGCCAGCATGGCACGTTGACTACTGCTAAAGATGTTAGGGTCACTAACGGGTATGATGTCTACACGATCATCAAAATCAGAAGCCTTAACATTCCTTTCAGCACCAATCGTGTCATATGGGTATTCGGGTGGTAAGTAATCCGCAAATACACCAGCCAGCAATTTT